ATTCAAATAGGTTTTTATCGTTGCCGTGGCCAAAAGCGGCCACGATGTTTTGACTAGCCAGTGCTTTGACTGTCTCGTCTTTACTGACCACAGCCTTCTGAGCCATAGTCACGTTCACTGCACCTTCAGGCTTGAGCGCTATCATGTGCACTGTGTGATCCCCGTTGCTGTTGAGGATGTCAACAACGAACAGTTCGTAGGGCAACAACATGACCTGCTTCTTGGCCTTGTTGCCTTCTTCGTCTTCTACTGTGCGCTCCATGAACGTGCCACCATTTGCGCCATAGGCATAGCCGCGTGGTGGTGTTGGGCGCATGACCTTGATGGTTTCTTTTAAGGAACTCGAGCTTTCAGCAGACAGCGCTACCTCAATCTCTTTCTCCTCAACCTCGACTGCCAATTCACGGCCAAGTATCAGCGGGTTGGTGATCTTGCCCCAATGTGTGCATGACGGGCATACACCGGGGTTCTCGCTATCCATCTTGATGCAGGGGTACGGACCCTTGATGCTTTGCAGCTTCTGGTTCATACGCTCTGGCTCGTACGGGTGCATCTTGCTTAGCCACACAGCCGCACGGTTGCCGTCCTCACAGACTTTAGTCCATGACAGAAGACCACGCCAGATCGGCTCCATGCCTTCTTCCTGAGCATGCTCAACGTAGTGCGCAAGCTGGTTGCAACCCCGATCGTTTTGCGTGGCCAGCCAAATTGGTTTGAACTTGGTTACGCTGTTTTCAAAGAGTTTGACACTGGTCGGGGAAGTGGAGGCAGCCGAAGGACGGGAGCCGGGCAAGTCAAGCCTTGGGGCTTGCGCCTCATAGACCGAACCGACAAGCTTTTCCCTGATGATGGCCGCTATGTCGTCGAAGTTGAACACATCGCCTTCAGTCAGTATGCGCACGGGGCGCGGCGTTGCGTACTTCTTCTTAAAGTTGGTCGTCTCAGGCACACGCAAGACACGGGCGGCATCCGCCGTCACAGTCATGTCGATGGCCAGTTCTTCCTGTTTGCACAGGCGTTTAAAGTTCTCGGCCACAGGCTTCCATGAGTCGATAGGCAAAGCCTCCTGCAGTGGCCAGTAGCAGTGCAAGCCGCCACCAGACGCCACCACGTAGGGCGTACCCAACGCATCTAGGCCAGTCTTCTCCAAGAACGCATTGAGCGCAAGTGCGGCATCTTTCTTTGTGGCATACCCATCCATGTCAATGAACAGGGATTTAACGTACCGAGCGTTGGCGGCAGTGCGGTTGTTGTCTTCGCTAAAGGTGGCCAAGGCAAAGTAAACGTCACACTTGTTGTCGTGCCAGCGCTTGATGTGCGCTGTTGTTTGATCGAGCGAGTCCACAAAGACGTGCTCTTTTGTCCTAGTAAGCTCTGCTACGCAATAGTTGCCAAATACTGGCGGCGGCAGAACAACCGCTAAAAACTCAAGCGGGGTCATTGAAGTCCTTGGTTGGGTTACTGGAACAGGTCGAGCTGTTTAGCGTCTTTAACTAGGGCTTCATCAGGCGGAGCCAGCACCGTCAAGCGACGCAGGACTTCTTGTTGCCAGTCTTTGGGCATGCCTGCGGGCAGTTCTATGAGTTCAGCGCAAAACCGAATCAGTTCTTGCGTGGTGAGGGATCTAGGTTGTATTCCGTACATATTTTTCTCCATGCCTCGTCTGCTGTGCGAGAGGTCTGCATTATTTTGGTTAAGAATTCGACGCGGTTACGATAGGCCACAAACACTTCCGTGCCTGTAAACCAGTTGTATACAGTCTGTCGAGAGACGCCAAGCGCATAGGCAATCTTCGTGACGGGAAAGTCAAGATGAATCGCCCAACGCCCAAGCTGGTTGCCCAGAGACTTGGGGGTCTTCGCTACGTCGTCAATGATTTTTTGTGAGTAGGCCATAGTGGTTTTGTTAAGGCGCTAGGACACGCAGAACGGGAAACGCAGTCGTGTGCATGTGAGTCATTTTTTAACGAGGATGGAGCCCCCCGGCACACGCAATGCGACCGCCGACTGCGGCCTAGCGAAACCTTTAATTACTCGTCATCCCAATCAGCAACGATGTCGGCCAGCTTACCCTTCTTGGCAGGTACTGACTCAACCTTGGCTGGCGCTTTACGAACTTCGGGCTCCTCTTCGGCTTCCACCTCAACAGGCTTGGCTTTCTTAGGCTTGGCGGCTTTGACTTCGGCCACGGCTTCTGCCTCGTCTTCGTCCATCATCTCGCCCATAGGCTTGGTGGTAGGACGCTTGCCTTCAATGGCCAGCGGTGCAGGGGCGGCAACGCCATCAGCAGAGGCAGGGGTAACAGCCACGGCCTTCTCAGCGTCCTTGGACTTGGCCTGATCTTGCGCGGTCTCGTACTCATCTTCAGTCAACCAACGCACAGGGGCGAAGAACAACTTGGGAGACTCCGCCTTGGTGTCGAACTTCATACGTGTCACGATGGAGTCCAAGTTCACTGGAGGAGTCTGAGCCGCCATGTAACGGGCGTATGCCTGCAGTGGGCGCTTCTCGCCGTCTTCCTTGCCGAAGATAGAAGTCGCAGGCAAAGTCACTTGCAACACATCACCCTCGGGGTTGTTGGCCAACACCACAGCCAAGCGCTGTTGGTAGCGGCATGCACGGCTCTGACCTGTACCTGACCCAGCGATGTTCTGTGGGCATGTGGCACAGCTTGAGGACTGCTTGTTGCGAACGCCTGCATCTGGCTTCTCACCGTCACCAGAGGTGCAGTCAGGGGCGGCTGCAGCCGCATCCTTGTCGTAGCCACCAGCGTAGAAAATACGGCTGACCTTGGGGGCGGCTTTCACGATGATGACGTCCAAGAAGCGCTCGTCAATCGCGGCAATCTCCTTGCCGCTTGAGAGCAGGCGGAACACACCGCCCTTGATGGAGACGCGCTTCATGCCACCACCGGCGTTCACGTTACCGGCCAGAGCCAAAGTGGTTGCGGATAACTCTGCATTCTTAGCGAATGAGGGCACGTTTGAGGGGCTGAACATAGTAATGTTACTCATTTTGTTTTCCAATTAAGTAGGTTTGCGTACAGAGATGTCATACTCAGATGCTGAGTTGAGTCCGGGCGGTACGACCCCGGGGTTTTCTTCCAAGAACTGAGCCATGTTAGATTGCGCAATGCGCTTCTCCAGAAGTTCAACGGCCTCGTGTGCCAATACGAACTTCTTGAACTCATCCCAGTCTTGTGTGGTGTAGCGAGTCTTCACGGACATGACTGCCGTGCCCTCGGTAGTGCGTACAGATGTGACCCCCATGGCCTTCATCTGGTCTTTGATAGCGTTCTTGATCTCGTCTTGCTGTGCCTTGAGTGCTTCCGCTTGGGTGTCGTACTCTTGGGTCAACTCGGTCAAACGCGTGCGCAACTTGCGGTAGATTTTTACCAACTTGTCGAGCGGTACTGCTTCTTCTTCCATTTGCTTCTCCTGTTATTTTGTTGTCTAAGGTTGGACAGTTTACATGTAATTTCGATCGTTGCAACCCCCTTTCAAGATTTAATTTCAGTTTCAAACATGTCAGTCAAAAGTAAGTTATCGCTAACTTTCCCAGCCAACGCATTAAACATCTTCTTCTCAATCGGGCTACTCTGAATGTGAATCACAGTAACTTTGTCTGAGTCTTGTCCTTTGCGGTCAGCACGGGCACAGCACTGGATGTACTGCTCAACGCTCATGAGCGGGCCATAGAACACCACAGTATCAGCGGCAGTCAGCGTAATGCCGTGGGCAGAAGCGGCTGGTTGCATCACTAACACACGGGGGTTTGGCTCGGTCTGGAAGCGGTTGATAGTTATACCGCGCTTGCTTGGGGATATGTCTCCGTGAATGCACTCGTTGACAATACCCTTCTTGGTCAGGTAGTTGCTGATGGTGTCGATGGTGCTTCGGAACAGGGCGAAGACGATGACCTTGCGATCAGTCTCCTCCAAGATTTCCTCAAGCACCGACAGGCGGGGCGCTGAGTCGAACTCAACAACTTCCTTGTCGTCTGTGTAGGCCGCACCACAACTGATCTGCAGTAGCTTGGATACGCCTGCGGCGGCGTTGACAGCGGTGATCGTCTCACCTGCAGCTTGCACCAGCATGCGGTCTTTGAGCATTGTGTAGTACTTGGCTTGCTGTGGGGTCAGCGGCACTTCACGCGTCATTGTGATGACAGGCGGCAAGTCAAGGCACTGTGCTTTGGTAAAGCGTATCGCAGGTTGCAGGGCTTCGTGCACTTTCTCCTTGGCATCAAACTTAGGAGCCCACTTGAATGTGGTGATCTTGTTCATCACTTGATCGCGCCATGCTGTGTAGAACTTGGGCACACCTTCGGGGTTAACTAACTTGGCCAAGCCGTACGCATCCACAGGCGACTGCGATGCAGGCGTACCCGTCATCATCCACAGGTACGTGCTGGGCATAAGGATAGAGTTGAGCGACTTCCATCTGCGTGTGGTGGGTGTCTTGTACGCGTTGGCTTCGTCAACAATCACTAGGTCGAAGCGGCCATCGTTACGCACTTCATCCGCAATCAGGTTGAGCCCTTCGTAGTTGGTGATGACGATCTCGTAATCTCGCTGGATCATCTCGATGCGTCGACTAGCTTGCGGATGGTGCGCGATAACGGCAGAGCGGTGAATGACGCTGTTGTTGATGTCACCCATCCATGCGCTGTGCATGATCGACAGAGGACACAGAATCAAAACCCTACGCACCTTCTTCAAGCGCATCAAGTAGTCAGCCGCCCAGAGCGCAGACAGTGTCTTGCCAGTACCGGGCTCAGAGAACACAAAGGCTCTCCTGTACATCGTGAGGAACGATGCAGTCTCGATCTGGTGCGCCATGGGCTTGTATCGCCCCGGCCAGTCATAGCGCCGAACAATTGGCGATGGTACATTTTTAACACCTAGGTTACGCAACACCCGCGCTTCGTCAAGACCCCAGTAAACAGCGACATCGTAGCCACCGTCTGCACGGGGCATGGCCTTGCTCTTTGGGATGATTGAGTACTTGTGCGGGTTCCTTGTGCGTAAGATAAGTGCTTTGTCTTCTACGATTTCCATTGCTTCTCCAAGCTATTATTTTCCGTTGTCGCTTTGGTTAGCGCTCTTGTTACGGAGTCGGGTGTTACCTGTCGTTGACTTGCCGCCTGCACGCAAAGGTTTGATGTGGTCAATGTCCTTGCCTGCTCGGTCAATGCCCTTCTTGTCGTAGGCTCTGCGGGCTTTCTGACGCTCGACCTGATCGGCTGTCTCGCCCGTTTTCTTTTGCAGTTTGTATGCGTGTTTGTAGTCACGCTTGCCGTTCACTTGTGTCATGGTTAGTCCTCTAAAATTGCTTTACGGATTCTGCTCAGGCTAAGCACTACACGCGGCTCATGCTCAGCGCCTTTATGTCTCATTACATCTGCGATCAATCGCATCGCCAAAATAGTAGCGCACTCTGTGTGCAATCCAATTGACCCCCTGCTAGAACTTTCTTGGTGATGTGTACGAACCCACCCATCATGCTCCACAGAGCTATCGCAGGCGCGTAAAGGTTTACCGCAAACATGGCAGGTGTCTGCGTAAAACGGATGAACAACATGTGCTTGTGTGAGTGACATAAAAATCCTTAGTGCTTAGGGTTGAACTCGCATCCGGTGACCTGACACCATCCGCATAGTGGGGTTTGATTGGGGTTCCATACACCTGTCTCAAAGCATGCTTCAAGACGCGCAGTACGCTCACGATACTTCCACCAGAACTGCTCGGCTTGGTCTCGTGTCATCTGCATCTTGACCATATCATCTTTGACGATGAACAGCAACGCAGAGTTAACTTTGCGGATGTGCGGGAAGTGCGCGAACACCATGAGCGACATGAGCACAAGCTGATCCCTGTCGGGGTACTTGTTGTTGCCAGTCTTCCAGTCACCCACCCAAGCTGTAAGGTTCTCGTCATCTACGATCAGGATGTCGGCAATGCCTCGAACCCAAACATCGGGAGCCTTCCAGTTGGTAGGGCGTAGGTCAACAGTCAGCGCCATTTCGTACTCAGCCAAAGCCCTTCCGGGCTTCTTAAGCATGGCGTCCACTACAGACTGGAACTGCGCATACTCAGGCGGTATTGGCTTCTTGTCTCTGATGTAGAGTTCAATGGCTTCATGCACCTGATTGCCGTACTTTGTTGCCTCAGTCTCTTGGAAGGGGTACTTCTTCAAGACCTTGACTTCGTGGTATCTGCGTTGGCAGCCTTCAAAATCTTTGAGACTGCTGTGTGACCATGCTTGTTTTTTCATTCGAACTTCGCTGTGTTAATGGCTTCGGTGAGTCGGTTGGCAAACTTGGTGACAAACGCTTCGTTGGCATTGAGGCGGTGCTCGCCCATGTCCCTCAGAATTGTGTGTACAACCTCGTGCCAGAAGGTATCTGCGATCTCTTCTGGCTTGAACTGCCTGCCTGTGGTGTTACTCGTTCGACCTAGTTGGATGCGTTGGTCATGGTAAAAGACCCGCCCCATGTCACGCTTGTCAAGCATGGCTTCGACTACTTCGACTGAGTACCACCTTCGCCCAACTCTTATCTTGGTTGGTAACTTCATTGCTTCTCCTAGTTTTTTGCTAACCCATATCTACGGTGCGCGCCACCGTCAGCGTCCAATGGAATGCCCGGCATGTAAGGCGGCTCCATAGTCATCTGCGCCAAGACCCAAGTCTTAGCTTCAGCTACTTCAGCGTCAGGAACCACAACGATCTGCTCGTCATGTACTGTCCCCGCCACAAAGTATCTCTTTGCAGTACGTACCATCCCATCAGTCATCACGCATCTCGCTACGCCCTGCGTGACATTGTTGGTTATTTTTCCTGCATATATCTTAGTACGATCTGGCCCGTATGTCCACTCTGTCTGCTCTTTATTTGTTTTCTCGTCTGTAAAGCGCCTGATGTTGAGGTCAGGATACAACAGTTTCATGCCAGAGGGCAGCTCAATCTCCCCCTTGCGGTACGTCAGACACTTGTGCTTGTACGTCTTGCCTCTGTACAGACACTCACCGATAAGCTGTGTGTTCAAGTCCCAGAACTCCACCACAGGCGTAGCCGTAGCGCGGTACTTGTCGATGATGGCCTTGGCCGCAAGGCAGTGGATGACTAGCTCCTTGGTTGTGCAGGTGTGCGGTATGGATTGGAGCTTCTCGACATTGACTTCCCATTCCAAGAACTTCTGCGCTGCTTGTTGAGTAACGCCAAGCTTCTTTGCAAAGGCCAAGTCGTAGCGCTGTGGTGGTGCCCCAAGGAATCCAGTGAGAAGCTGTGAAGCAAAAGCCGCCCAGCCAAGACCGTATCCACAGCCAAGGAGCGCGCTTTTCGCTGACTGCCTAAGATCGGGGTGAGACTCCTTACTAAGTCCGGGTATGTTAAACATCTGCGAACCGAACGCGGCGTAAGGGTCACCCCCAGCGCGGAAGATGTCCAGCATGTCCGTGTAGTCTGAAAGCCACGCGAGTACTCGCGGCTCAATCTGCGATAGATCTCCAACGACGAGTTGGTGGCCAGCGGGAGCCATAATCGCTTTGCGTAGGAACGAGCCTCGCTTGAGGTTCTGCATGTTGATGGCCGAGCCTTTCGACGCTGTCCAGCGGCCTGTCTGTGCACCGTAGTACGAAAGCGGAACTGGAAGCGAGCCACGTTTGCTGATGTCCAAGAAGCGCTGTGCACGGGTGCGCTCAGTGGTAGATTTAACCTTAAGACGCGCTTCACAAAGTAGGGCAACGTCTTCACGTTCACCATTGAGTAGCGCTTGAAATAGGGCATCGTTTTTAGCGAGGGCAAGTGTCTCTTTCCCAGTCGTCTTACTTGTCTTGGTTGGCGGAACCACATTGAGTTTCTCAAGTAGTGCAGCAAACTGCGGGTTCGACGCCAGAGCAGTTTCGTCCACGCCGAGTTTCTGTAGTAGGGCTTCACGTTTTTCCTTTTCGTCTAGTATGGCGTCGGTCAGCATGTTGGGGTCAAGCTCAAGGCATGCACGGGTGTACATCTTGAGGGTCATGTCTATAAGCCGTAGTTCTTTCGCAGGGTATCCATTGACCAAGCGTGCAAAGATTCGCTCGCATAGATGTACGTCGTGTTTGCAATAGTCTGCAAGCTCAGATTCCATGACCTCGTCCAACTCGGCCACACCATTGGTACTGTATACGGCTGTCCCTTTGGCGGGAAGACCAAAATCGATTGCAAGTTTGGCGAGACTGTTGCCAACCTCAACGCCTCTGAGAGCTCGCGCCATTGATAGCGTGTCGAAGATGAAGCATGGGCGTACGCCGTATCGCCACTCCATAATTGATACATCGAACTGTGCGTTGTGCGCAAGCACTGCGGTTCGTCCCCAGTCGATTCCAGAAAAGTATTCACGTAGTCCATCTCCTCTAACCCACGTAGTTGGGCTGTCAGATCCGAACTCATGAACGCAGCATCCAAACGCGTGAAATAAGTCATGGCGTATGTACTCCTCAGTTGTCATTTTGGTTAGTGTGTAACCTATCTTGGTGTCCCAGTAGGTTTCGAAGTCGATCGTGATGATCGTGTCATAGGGGGCGGTCATTCTTCTCCTTTAGTGCTTTCTGAATCGCCTCGGCGTAGTCCATGTTGTTAGCCCACCCTGCGCGGTATATCTCACCGATCTCTTTGTTGGTCAGGTCGACCCAAGGGCGCTTTGACATTGCATCAACAGCTTTGTACACACTGCTCTGTGTTAAATGCATCATGCCGTCAATAAACCCGCGCTCGTAGTCTGGGCCTTGGTCAAGTCTTGGTTTATCCATGGTTCTTCTCCTTTAGTTTGGCTTCAATGGCTTGGCAGAGTGCAAAGTGTTCAGTGTTTTGCGTAGTTAACTCCGCATCCATAATGTCTACGATCTCTACATCCGTCAGCCCCACCCACTCACGCTTGGGTGCGTACACATACGGCTGTCCCAAGTCACGCAGTATCTGCTTGCCAAGGTTGCTGTGTTTCTCGACGTCGTTAAAGGCTTCGTCTTCTTCGGGTGTCCAATCGGTCATGCTTGTCCCCTTGCTCGGATGGCTTCGGCACAGGCTTCAGCCAAGTTATACGGCGTTCCATCATTTGTCTGCTCACAAACCTTTGCGCACGCCTCACGCTCGGTCTGCTTGCCTACTTCGTACCCCTCTTGCCATGTCATAAAACTGCTTGGGTCAGTATTTGCAAGCGTGTGTTTCGCAACAAGGGCGGCAAAGCGTTCAAGCCAAAGCAAGTCTTTCTCTTGCGCTAGTTCAATGAACGAACCCGCCTGTCGCCCCATTTGTAAAATGTCTTGTCTGTTCAATTAAAGTTCTCCTTGGGTGGTGCGTCTAGCAAGTTTAGAAAGCCGAAAAAATCGTTTGCCGCCAACATGAGTTGCGACGCCTCCATCTCGTTACAGTTTAGGGTAACGACTCCTGCTATTTGGTCTTCAGCGCGGCCAACGATGACCGCGCCTTGTGCTTTGCCCTCGCCATAGCACATCACCAGTTTGTGGATCAGTAGCTTGAAGTGGGCTTGCTCTTCGTCTGACATGGCTTGCACCCTGCGGTGTAGCTCCGCTTCAGACATTGAGCCGTCAAAGTCCTTGTATTTCATATCGTTTGAGCTCCAGTAGTGCTTTCAGCTCATCAAGGTTGTGCTCACGGGCAATGAACACAATACCCCATGCATTTCGGATGGCGTCGAGTTCTCTGTCTTGAAGAGCTGTGGTTGTGCCCTTGCCTGCCTTGCACTCGATGGCAATGAATTGTCCGTCCATGCAGCCAATGATGTCAGGTATACCCGCTCGGCCAAAGCCATTAGCGGGGGGCATGAAGTGGTAGATTTTGAGTTCATCAAGTAGTTTCCGTACGTTCGCTTTTACTTTTGATTCAGGTGTCGAAGCCATCGTAACCCCCATTCGCTTCAACGTACCTTGTCAGGTTAACCTCTGGATGCCCAAAAGTTTTGCCGTCATTGGCAATCTCTCGGTTGAGCAACTCAAACGCTTTCAGTATGGTGCGCATGCCGTACAGATCAACTGTCTTCTGCACATCAGGCAACACTGCCGCGCTTGGGTCTGACGCCAGTATGAGGTACAAGAGCCGCAACGCGACCCAGTCCTTCTTCTTGAGTTTGTCGACTGAGGTCATTTGTTTTTCGCTCCATGCATTTCATATAGCGTTGCCATGTACGCAACCATCTTGTCAAGGGGGTAGCCGTTGTGGTACGCAAGCATGCACAGGTAGCTCATGAGCGCAGATATGCCGATGTCTACTTTCTGTTTGCCCATTGCAGTTTTGAGAATCTCTACTGCAGCTTCCACTTGATCGCGTTTGTTGTTGAGTGCGCGTGTTTCTTCAATGTCTTTGGTCATGTCATTTCTCCTGTATTTCTATTAACTTGTCTAAGTAGTGACGCGCCTTCTTCAAGTCATCGACACCGCCCTTGTCCTTCCAGCGGGACACATACTTTACTATGTTGCCTTCAAGGTAGCCAAGGTTGTTTGCCACGATGTAGTCCCATGGCTGTACGGCCTTGCTCTTGTAGTGAGTGCCCGCTACTTGCACATCGTTGGCTTTAAGCGCTTCTAAGTGCTTGCGCGTGTTGTCGTGAAACAGATCAAGCTGATCGCTTGTCGGTATGGGTGGTTTAGTCATTTCGTTCCTCGTATTTTCGTTTTACAAAACGTATGTCAGACTCGTTGTACTCGTGCTGAAACACTTCGTAGTAGTTGCGTGGGCGTGTGCTCATGGCTTTGCGTAACCACTCAGCACCGCCCATCTCTTTAAACTTCAGCCACTCCTCGTCACTTAAACGTACGTATCGTGCCTTTAGGGGGGCGGGGGGCTTTGGTCTTGGCATTCTCCAATGTTCCTTCGTGTTTGTTGGGTTGTCTTTCTTTGGCACGGGCGAACGTGCCAAATTGTTTATAGCCTAGGCCTTCTTCGTTCTTGATCTGATTGCTCGGATTCTTTGCACGAAACTGTGCGTCGGCCATGAAGATACTAGGGCGCTTTACTTGGGCAAGTTCTTCCCAAGGGTTGAGTACTTTCATCTCTTCATACCTCGTACAAATGCGGCAAAACTAGCCGCTGTATCGCCAAAGGGCATCTTATCGAACTCAAGCGCCACTTCTTCGAGCGTATCGTTACGCACAACTTCGTGAAATGATTCGACAGAATCTTGCCCCCTTGCGCTAACGTAGTCTTGGATGTCATCGTCGTCTTGTGTGTTGTTCATTGTTCTCTCGCTTTCAGCATTGCGTCTGCCATCTTGTATGCGTTCTTTGCGTATTCATCAACCCACGATACGTGGCTTACTTCCTTGCTAACAATTGCTTGCATAGCCTTAGCCGCAAAGTAGTCACGCAAGGTCATGCCTTTATTGCCAGTCACTGTTTTGCCATCGTCAACCATCCATGGAAATGCTGATTCGTGTTTCATCTTAACCTCCAAACATCTGCTTCAAGTGCACATACAACTCACGTGCCTGATACACAGTCATGTTGCCAATGATGTCTTCGGGTGTCTTTGTACGTACAAGGGTCACCATGCGTTTGGGCGCAACCTCAACCCCACTCATAGCGTACGCTGCAGCATCAAGCGCATCTTGGCTAGGCATAGGCGTAGGCACAGGCGTAGCTTCTAGCTTGGCTTTCAACAGCGCACCGATACCTGTCGCAGGCTTCTTCTGTGTCTTGGCTTTCTTTTTCCGCTTGTAGTTTACGTTCTTGATAGGTGCGTACTCATTCACATCTGCGTACCACAGGCCGTTGGTTTCGTGAACCATGTAGCTTCTTCGCATCTGCGCTATCAATGATGACACTGACCCTTTGGCAAAGCCCTTGTGCCCAAGCGCTTCGACGATCTCCAGACGTGTGGAGCCGGGGTTGTCTTTGATGTAGTTGAAGGTTTCGCGTGAGACGTTGTTGGTGATTTTGTGTTGATTAATCATGGCTGGTTTTTGGCTTGAAGTTGAGGGAGAAGAAGAGGTTGACACT